GGACAGATGTTTTAGAAATTATGAATAGTTTATCTATTTTAGATGACGGGACAGGGGCGGAAGTTTTAAGTATTTTAGCAAGTCTAGAACAGACAGACAGCGGCTCAGGAGTTGAAGCGATAAATATCTTGTTTCAAATTGGATTATCAGACACAGGGTCGGCAACAGAAGAAGCGATTGCGGAAACGATTATTACCGATTCGGCGGTAGCCGATGAAGCGATTGTTTTATTGAATACTATTTCAGTTCAAGACAGCGACGCATTTACAGATGAGATTACAAAAGTTTTGGTAAAAATTTACACCGCCAAAACTAGTCCGTATTCAAAAAGAACAGGGGTTTATTATAAAAGAACAGGGGTTTATTATAAGAGAGATTAAATTTTAATTTTAAAATTATGAAAGGATATTGTTCAGTAGCTAACATAGAGGATTACATTTTGACCGAGATTGATGCTTCTTTCGAAGACACAATAGAAGAGTGGATTGGACAAATAGAAGCTTATATCGAAAAGAAAACGGGTCGGATTTTTATTGCTGACGAAATCGCCACCGAAAGGTGGTTTGACGGCAACGGCGAAACGGATATGTATATTGATGAATTTGTTGAAATAACCGATGTAGTAATTTATGACGCTCTGGGAAATGTAGAATATAATTTGACAAAAGACACAAATTATATAGAGTTTCCATACAACGAATTGCCGAAGCGAGGGTTAAGAGTGAAGTATTACAACACAATCGGTTTTACTTATTTTCCGTCCGGAACAAAAAACATTAAAGTTACCGCCAAGTGGGGATATTCGGTGGACGTGCCGGAATTGATAAAATATGCTACTATGGTTTTAACAGCTGGAATAATAAATTTTTCCAATAAAGCGGACGGCGAGGTAAAGAGTGAAAAGATTGGCGATTATCAGGTTACATATAAAGACGAAGCTCAATGGGAAGACTTCAAGAGAGCCAATGAAATAATTGATAGCTTTAAAAAACACGATGTCTAGGTTATTAACAATGGAGTTTAGCACTCAAAGGCTAACGGCCGTTGAAGGAACTAACAAAACAGAATACACGACAAATCTTACCGGACAATCAGGGATGATACAGCCGTTAGGCGATATTGATGAATTGGGAGCGGGCAATAAAGTCGGGCAGACTTTTAAGCTGTTTTGCGAAAGAGTTGATATTAAAGTCAGCGATAAGATAGTTTATAACGAGGAAGAATATGTCGTGAAAAATGTAAAAGATTTTAACTATGGAGCTTTTCCTCATTTAGAAATTGTAATTGTATTATTATGAAATTCGATATACAGATAAAAGGACTGGAAGAATTAAGGCGAAGGTGGGCGACTGCGCCAACAAAGGTTAGAAAAATGACTATGGATGCTTTGACACGGTCGGGTTATCTGGTTGAGGGAGCAAGCAAGAGAGTTACACCGGTTGACACAGGACGATTAAGGAACAGTATTTCATTGTCAAGCAGTCTGGCGTTAAGAGCCGAACCGCACGTAGTGGTAAGTCCACATACCAATTACGCGCTAACGGTTCACGAGGGGTTGGGATATGGAAAGAATAGCGTAGCCAGACCATTTATGACGCAAGGCTACGAGGCGGCTAAAAATAGGATAAAAAATGAGATGAGAAGTCTGCTGAGAAACATTGTTAAAGAATTAAAATAATAAAAAAATGTATGCGACTTATACGCCATTATTAAAAGCTAAATTAGAAGCCCTCGAGGAAAGCGCGGGAGTAGCCCTATTCGCCGATGTGCGATATGGCCATAAGAAGGACTTTATCGGTTATCCGACAGCCGAGTTTTTTAAAAAAGCTAGCACCGGCGAAGTTGAAGATACTCATCAGAATGAGCGAATATGGGAATATACGCTACTTCTGATTTATGAATATAAAGGGCAAAAAACCCACGAAGAAGTTGAGGAGCTAATGGACACGACCGTTGATAAGGTTATTGAGGCATTCGACCAAGATCCGACGCTCTCGGGAAATTGTATGTCAATAGAAGTTGCGCCGGTTAATTTTTATGATATAATTCTAGAAGAGCCATTCATCTACGCAGAGTTTTCGATTAAGATTAAAGATTTTGTCAATCATCACGTATAATTATTTTTTTAAACAAATGAAGAAGTATAAAAATGTTAGCGGGAAAGACTTGTTTGTTAGGGGAATTGGACTGGTAAAAAAGGATGCTATTATTTCGGGAAATTTTAATAGCAAAAAATTTGAAGAAGTGAAAAAGGAAACCAAAAAGGAAGTCAAGAAATAATTTTTAATTTATAAGAAATGAGTTATTACAAATCAGATCAGGGGTATTTAGCAATTGGAGTTCAAGCGGATATTGACACTCCGGTAATCCCCGATGTTTTTATTCCTTTGTTAGAAGAAGACATATCAAGCGATCCGAACAATGAGAGAGTTGATCAAATTGTCAGCAAAAACTGGAAATCAAATTTAATTTTACAAGGAAATAGAACAAACGGAGGAACAATTAAAATAAACGCCGACCCTGAGAACTTAGGACATTTGCTGAATATGACTATTAAAAAGGGAACTACAACCGGAGACACCAACGGCTACACCCATCCGTTTACAGTTGACGAGGGCGATTATTACACAGTAGAAATTCTGAAAGGTAATTATGTTCATCGCTTAGTCGGTTGCCGAGTTAAGAAGCTGAGCTTGTCTTTTGATAACGGGAAGATGCAAGCCGAAGCGGAACTAATTGCCAAAAGTAAATTCAATTATGGAACTTTGAAGACCGCTTTGACCGGTGTTGAAATGACTGAGGTTGTTTTCGATGAGGAATTTGACCCCGAGCCGTGCAAGGGATTAGTGGCCGGAGATGTAATTCAGGTCTGGTCAAGTGGAGTGGCTACTGATGTTACAGTTGCTACTGTTTCAGCTGATTACAAATCAATTACTTGCGCCTCAACTACCGTTACTGCTAGTGCCGGAGCTTTAATAACCTTGAAAGAGCAAACACCGGTTTATTCAACTCTGCAAAGACCGTTCAGATTTGGGCAAATGTTGGTCGGAATTGGAGCAAATGAAGTTGCGGCGACTGCCGCGGCCGGTTCGTATGCGACCGCGACACCGGTTGATGAATTGACTTTTGAATTTGACAACGCTACCGAAGAACATCACTCCAGCGGAGACAACGATCCGTTGTTATTGAATGGAGTGCCCGACGCCAACGTTAAAATCAAGAAGTTATTTGAAACTGCAGACGATATTCAACAATGGAACGATATTGCCAAAAAAGCCATTACGATTATTATAACCGGCGATGAAATTGGGAGCGGTGGAACTTATGCCTCTTTCACTTTGAAACTTTACAATGTGAAACCGAGCAAAGCGAGCAACAAGATTAGTGTTGGCGATTATGTTTATGATGAGACCGAGTTTTTTGTTGAGTATGACGACACGGCGGAAAAAGCGGTTGAAGCAACATTAGTTAATGCCCACGACGGAAGCGACTACTAGATAAAAATTAATGCTTAAAACAAATGGAATACAAAAGACCAACTCGAATAATAGATTTGCCCAGCGGCAAGAAAGTAGAGATTGTCGAGTATTTTTCCCAAGATGAAGTGGATAAAATGAAAGAAATAATGTTAGCGGGACAAAAAATTAAAGGCTCAACAATTATTGAAACTCAGAAAGGCGAAGTTGATGAAAATTCTTTTCTGAAAGATTTTGAGTTTAGCCTCGAGGCTATGAATAACGCTAATCGGTTTGCCAAAGAAAAAGCGGTTAAAAAACTATTTGACAAGGATGGGAAAGAATACGAAGCGACACCGGAGTCAATTAATGACTTCCTAGACGAAGAAGACGGCAACGCGCTAAAAGAGGCGTTAAATAAAATGACGAATAAAAAAAAATCGTTGGAAAAGAAATAATTGATGCTTTACTTTTTCCAGGCAAAGGCGTTGAAATGCCCTATGAATATTCGAGATATTACATTTGCCGAAAAATGGGTTGGGATTATTACACCTTTAAAAATCAACCGGCGTTTTTTATCCAGGAAATAGCTATTTGTATAGATGCCGAAAATAAAGTAAAAGCGATTAATAATTCAAAGATTAACAATGTCGGAAAAAAGTGAGTTAGATATTATTTTAAGATTGAAAGATGAAATGTCCGGTAAATTATCCGGTGCTAGTTCTGCTATTGGAAAAATTGGAAATCAACTAACCAATTTGGGAAGTATGGCAGTCAAGGCTTTTTCTTTAGCTAGTGCAGGAGCTACTGCTTTTGCTGGAATGAGTTTAAAAACAGCCGGACAACTTGAAGCGGCGGAAGCAGGATTTAGGGCATTGCTCGGATCAGCTGATAAAGCTGGAGAAGTTATGAATAGAATTAAAGAAGAAGCTAAGGCTACACCATTTGAATTAACGGGGCTAGTTACTGGAACGCAAGCATTAACAGCTATCACTAAAGACGGAAATCAAGCTATTGATATTTTATTAGATGTCGGAAAAGCAATCGCAACATCTGGTAAAGGATCAGCAGAAATGGATAGGGTTATTTTAAATTTACAGCAAATTGCTTCAACAGGAAAAATAACTGCTATGGATATTAGACAATTTCAAGGAGCTATACCAATTTTTAATGATATTATTGAAGCTAACGGATTGACGGTAGAAAGTTTGCAAAATAGTGAGAATGCGGCGGAAGAATTATTTGAAGCATTTAAAAAAGCTGGAGAAGAAGGAGGAATGACAGCCGGAGGATATACCGAGATGGCGGGAACATTTAACCAACTATGGAGCAATGTTATTGATACTGTAACAATTTTTGGAACGGAGTTTGTAAAACAGACTGGAATTTTTGATTTAGTCAAAAATGCTTTTGCCGGATTTATTCAATTTTTTGAAAATAACAAAGAAACAATAATAAACTGGTTTAACAACACAATACAGGCGTTTAAGAATTTTGGCGCTGTTGCTTGGACTTATATTGAGCCGGTATATTTAAAAATGAAAGAGTTTTTAAGTGATTTAGAAAACAGGAAGGCGGTAATTGTTGGAGTTCTGGCGGTTTTGACTACCGCCTTTTCCGCTTGGGCTATTTCAGTTATAATTTCTGTTGGTCCAATATTATTGATAATGGCGGCGATTGGAACGGCGGCGGCGTTGTTGTATAAAATATGGACGGAAAATTTTTGGGGAATACAGGAAAAAACGAGAGCGGTATTCCAGGCTATTGTAAGTATATACAATCAATATATAGTTCCTTTGTGGGAAACTTGGAAAAAAGAAATGACAGAAGCGTTAAATGCTTGGAAAAGTAATTGGGACGCTATTAAAGGGATATTTGAAGGGGTTTGGCAAGCGATTATCGGGATATTCCAAGTAGTATGGGGAACTTTTTCCGGTTTGTATAAGATATTTTTATCTGTTTTTATGGGTGATTGGAAAAAAGCTTGGGAAGCAGTTAAGGAAACTTTTTCGACAGTGTTTAAAGGAATTTATAATATTGGCGCTGGGATATTCAGAGCGCTTATATCTGCTATGGCAAGTATGGTGAATGGAGCGATAACTTTATTAAATAGATTAATTAGCTCAATGAACAAGATACCGGGAGTTAATGTTAAAGAAGTCGGAAAAATTAAGACTTCCGATTTATTGAGCTATATACCGACGCTGGCAGTCGGCACTAATTATGTTCCAAACGATACTCTGGCATTTCTACACAAAGGCGAAGCGGTGGTGCCGAAACAATATAATCCGTCAGCAGGAGGAGCGGGAGGAATTATTATAAATATAACAGGCGACAATATTTTTAACAGAGAGTCGGATATGGATTTATTAGTTGAAAAAATAAGCAACGTATTGTCCCGAGAGCAGGAAAAGGCTCAATGGGGAATTGGATAATTAAAAGATAAAAAAGTGGACATAATATTCAACAGTTTGAACATCAATGATCGGACAAATTATTTTGTTTTGTCTTTTGATTTGGACAAAGTTGCCGAGCAAGAATTAAATGTGCAAAAACTGGCGAGAACAAACGATAGCGTAGTTTTGCGAAAAAACTACGGAGCGAAAGTTATCACTATGGAAGTTGTGGTTAAGGATACTTCGCAAAGCAATCTGGACAGCCGATTGGACACTTTTAGGAAAACAATTGAAGCGACTGATAAAAATCTTGATGTTGATTATGCCGGTGGAACAAGAAGATATGTTTCCACCGGAAAGATTAAAAGCGTAGAGGAGCGAAGATTGAATTGGGTTAAAATGAAACTGGAGTTCACCTGTTATAAAGCGTTCGGAGAAGACACTTCCGATACAACTGAAACCTTTTTGAACAAAACAACCAGCCCTTATACAGACGATATAGCGATTGGCGGAACAGCGCCGGCGCAACCGGATATAACAATAACTATTGATAGCGTTACTCCCGGGACCGGTGATAAATATATTCAAATTAAGAACACCGATAACGGAGATTATGTTAAAATTACAGCTGATGATTGGATTGCCGGCGATGTTGTTATTATATCAACCAGAGAAAAAAAGGTTACGAGAAATGCGGTTGTTGTCGAATATCTAGGCATAATGCCGGAGTGGTTGCCGGGAACTTGTAATTGGGAATACTCAGATGATTTTGATACCGCAAGACAAGTGGATATTGAATTCAGTTATAAAAAGCGTTATTTATAAACTATGAAAAGATTTAAATACGATGTATATGAATCGGACGGAACTTATATTACAACTTGGGCGGATGTCGTCAGCGAGCCGTCCTTTTCGAAAAATGTAAATGGCGGAGCGGATGAGTGTAAGGTTATACTGGCGAGATTGGCGGATGACTTCGGCGAGTCCGACGATGTGTCCTTAAACAATCAAGTGATTATCAGATGTTTTGACATTGATACCAATGACGGAGTTATCATATTCAATGGCTTTATTTCCGGTTATACGCCGGTCTTGTCAGAGAATGAAGAATACATCGAGGTTACGGTTATGAGTTATTTACAGGAATTGGCGGGAGTGGAATTGTTAGACAATGGGACAGGAATAAACGACAGCCCGACAAGCGGAAATACAACATTGACTTATACGAACAAAGACCCGAGCAATATTATCAAAGATATAATAGATAAATATAATTCAACAACCGGAGTTTATGGAAAAATAAATTATTCGACAACCAGTATTGATAGCACCTCTCTTTCGCTTGATTATGAGTTCAAAACAATTTCCATTTTAGACGCAATAGAGAAAATAGTTGCGATGTGTCCGGCTAATTGGTATTGGTATTTAGATGCAGATAACATAATTCATTTACACCAGTTTGCTACGACACCGGACTTTACTTTCTATGTCGGCAGAGACATTAAAGAGATTAAACCTTATAAGCGAATTGAAAATGTCAAGAATGTATGTTATGTTACCGGTAAGGAAGTTTCCGGTGTTAATGTTTTTAAAAAATATGAAAGGTCAGCCTCAATAACCGCCTACGGCAGAAAAGTAGAGTGGATAAATGACAACCGATTAACGGACGCGACTACTATGCAAGCGTTCGCCAATTCTATCCTTGATTTGCAAGACGAGCCGGAAGTCAGAACGCAGATTATAGTAATTGACAATAATAATGATGAGGGACTGGGTAGGGACATAGAGAGTATCAATCCGGGCGATGTTATCAATGTTCTTA